TGTTGTTGACTCAGGGCCATCAATAAAGACTGATTGGTTTGAATGAAGTTTGAGGGCTAGTTCGCAAGTCGCTTCAACTACTTTTGATGGGACTGTTGTGCATACGGTGGCATCACAAGAACCGTCGGCTGCTACCTCTCGGGGCCATTGCAATGCCTGATCATCCGCGCACTTTGTTCCAAACCATTGGAGTGTTTCCAGATTTCTTGTCGCTACCTTGAGAGCTAAATCTTTTTGTGCGTCACTTAACGCTGTCCATGCTGCGTCATTAAACGAAGTACCGAAGTACGTATCTGCGTCAGCCCTTGGGACGTAACTTGTAGATGTTGGGAGTGGCATTAGAGGGGAACAGCGATGATTTCTAAACTTTTATATTGGGTTTTTAGTCTGCGTCTGGTCTTTCTTGCATCGTGGGAATTGACATCAACAACTGACGGGTAATACATAGGTAGACAGTCGTCAGGTATGCCTTCTCGCGGCATGAGATAAAAGCGAACCATCGAGATCACTTGATTACCTCACGTAACTCAATTCAGTTTAATACATGTAATAAAAAGGGGAACCTGTGTGAAGATCCCCCTCCTTATATGCCTCAAACAAAAAGCAATTAAGCTTTGTTGGTTGAGAATGGTGTGTTGACTGTAACTTTCACAGCATCAACCATCTTGCGCTCGCTGTAAGCCAATGTCCAGTTAGCATTATTAGCTAAGTTGGCATTTGTTGGGTTGTCAGCACCGCCGTACTTAGTACCACCAAGGTGGAAACCGTAGTGATAGTCAAGAGAGATGACATCTTGCTTGCTTAAAATATTTCTGTCGCTTTCAATTTTTAGCTCTTGCTGGACTCCCTCGTTCAATGCACCTGCGCCGAGAACGTATACAGGGTACTGGTCAGAACCACCTGCGTTAAGTGTTGGAGCGCATAGATCATCTTGGATGACGCGAAGGCCATTAAAGAATGCAACTTCGGTCTTAGTTTGACCGATTCCACCGCCACCCCACTGGATTGCTCCAGATGCAGCTAAAGCAGTAGATGAGAATTGCAATGAACCTGCTTGCTGTAGATACGCATATACATCGGAGTGCATTGCGATCACACTTAACTCACTAGATCTTTCGCCAAGTAGGTTTTTAGCCTTGATGACGTTAGAGATAGATAAGTAGTTAGCTTCTGTTGAAGCAGCGTTGCTAGATACGTCTGTTGCGTTACCGGTTACAGCTCCGAAGATACCGTCAAGCTGGTTCAGCATTGTTGCTGTTCTTAGCTTGTTAATTGCTTGGGAGATCTGGTTACGGATAGCACCCATTGGGTCTGATCCTGTACCAAGTCTTGATAGATCGTCTACCGCATAAGAGAAACCACGATGGATGATCGGCATGATCTGATCGGTGGCTTCGATCTTTTGTGGTGTTAGATAACCGGCTCCAGATGTTCCCCAGTTGTTCGCTGAAGTTATTCTTTCTTCAGTTGGCGCAATGGGTTTGAAGAAAGGTACTTGGACCTTAACTCCACCAGCTCTAGCGTCTAATGCGCTGTTGCGTACGAGTGCGCCGGATTGGACAAACTTACATGCGTTGTAAATGTCCTCTTGGACGTAGCCCAGAAATTCTGGACGTGTTACTAAATCACTGAGGAATGTTCCTCCAGTGTAATTTTGATATGGAGCAGCCATGTTTTAGGTTGCGAAAGTTTCCGTGATTACCCTCGCTGCGCTTCTGCTTTGAGTACTCGCGCTAGTTCAGGATTCTCAGCTTCAAGCTTTAGTGCTTCCGTCATGTTCCCTAGTATGTAGGGATTTTTCATTCCGGGTGCGACGCTTGGTGCGGCGGCGTTTGATCCCATTCCTCTACTTCCACCCGCTGCAAAATGATGTTGCCACTCCTTTGATTGCTTCAAATTGCCGAGGTATTCCCCAAGACTCTGTTCAACGCCCCCGTTTAACACAGTGGGGTTGCCTTCGTCACTTTGACGCAACATTGGTTGGAGCAACGTGTACATTTGCTCTGGGTTTAATGCGTTGGATTGTGAGATCGCTGCTAAAGAACTGGATTTAAGACGTTCCGTGTTGGCTGATTGGCGTTCTGATTCCAACTCAGTTTGCAACGCAGAAGTCTCATTAAGGAGGCGGGTTTCAAGCGTTTTGGAACGCTCTTTCTCCGCTTCATACAGTTCTTTGTAAGCACCTTGACTTTCAAGGTTTTCACGCTTCTCCGTTTGCTGAGTTTCCTGCAACTGTGATACTTCAGATTGAAGTTTTGCGAGTTGCTTCTTTGTCTGTTCCGCTTCCTTCTTAGCTTTGGCAGCTTGAGAATTGGCGAAACCTAATTTCTTCTGTAGTAATTCTTCAGAGGCACTGCCTTCCGGTGAACTAACAGGGGGGTTGGGTGGAATTGGTGCGGGTGTAGCGGTCACGGACTCACTAGCATTGTCGGCCACTGGCTCAACTACCGCTGT